CGGGAAATTTATAAAGACATTACTTTTATAGCTGATGATCCATTGGTCGTTTATGAAACAAGATTAAGAAATAACCGAAATATTCAAAATCAACAACGTGCAGAATTGGAAAACATGACATGGAAAAATTAAAGCAAAATCTAACTTCTATAATTGGTCTATTAGCAATCGTTAGTGGTATCGGTGGTGCTTTTTATGCTTGGGGTATCTTTGAAGGCCGTATTTCAAAATTAGAGCAGCAAGAATATACGATTACACAAACAGTTGATCTATCGGCTGTTAATTTACGCATAAATACACTTACAGAAAAAACTAACGATATAAATAATAACTTATCACAAGAAATTGCAGAAAATCATAATTTACAAATCACAACTAGTGCCGAAGCCCTTACACATATTAACGACATAAAATCTAATTTAGAATTATTACGAGCAGAAAACGAGTTATTTAGCAGTCGCTTAGATGAGTTTTGGTTAAAACAGAGCAATCCGTTATTAGGTAACTAATATGTACGGTGATTATGAATTATTAACAATTAAAATAAAGGAAAAACAAATGGAAAAATTACGTATCATAATCAATTCATGTTTTAACGAAGATTGTGCTTGCGGGCAAAAACGAACTCTTAAAACAAAACTTTGGATTATATTGGTTACATTAGTTTTTATTCTTGGTGCGTCCATATAATACAAATTCGTCTGGCTCTAAATAAGATATTGGGATATTAGCAGATTTAGCAAATTCAATTTCTGACAATAAGCCCAGGCTTTTATCCCAATTATTTAACTTTAGAATATAGAGCATGACACTGTGTTTTAAAAACTCCAAATCCAATTCCATCCAATCTCGTGTCGTCATTTTAACAGATCCAAATTGCTGTATACTGTGATGGTGGGTTATTGGTGAATACACGTTCATTCCAAATTTAAACAATTGATTCGCTGCCCTAGTAATTTGTTCAAATCTGATTTGCCTGTCTTTGTTATTAGAAGTGCCGTCTAGCGAGTAGGGTGCTGCGAGATACACGATAGGCTTTGTTTTAAATTCTAAACTATACATTTACATCAATTCTCTTGCTATCATACAGAAGGATTCCAAACTCATTTCTACTAAATGCTCTTGTCCTAGAGTATTCCCACCAAAAGTTTTTATAATACAATCCATATCTAAAACGACCTTAACCGGGGAACGCATCAATTGGTAAATCAAGCATGGTTGTTTATCCAACAGCTTTGCCGATTTTGACACCTGTTCCCACCAATCATAGCTATAAGTCTTTCCAGAAGCCCTACGTTTGCATTCTATAGCGAAAGGGAATGGAAAATCTGAAATTAGATCAGATAAATCTTTCGTTTGGTATTGCTGCAGGTTTCTTCTGAAATCTATCCCAAGATGCTCTTTAAGCTGCGTTGCAATATTTCTTTCAAAATTTGCTCCGATTTGCCTACCGTTGGTCATGCTGTGATTCTAATTATATCAAAAAACCTTGTCAACACATAAATAATAGTTTATTGCATTAAATAAATATAAATTTCATTAGGGGACGATAATGAGAAATAGACAGTTAAATCTGCTTGAAAAAACGCGGATAGAAAAAGGGCTTACACAAGCAAAAGTCGCTGAATTGATAGGCCTAACGCAATCTACTTACCTTCGGATAGAAAAAGAAGTTCACAAGCCCAGGGACAGCAAAACCTTGTCTAAAATATGCGCTGTACTTGAACTAGACGAACAAAAAATGTTCGAGAAGTTTAAAATGGAAAAGCCGAAACTCGCTTATGTTCATGGTAATGGTGAGATGCCGTTGTTTAATGATATAAAAGACGAAAAAGTAATAGCAAACGAATTTGACCAATTAGAATATTTAAACGTACTTAGAATATTTGATATAAAAAATATCTACGCAATATCGTTTCCTAATGATAATTTTACCCCACGATTTAAGAAAGGTGAAAGGGTAATTGCAGCACCAAATCAAAAAATTAATATTGGCGATTATGTTTTGCTATGGGAAGATAAAATTATCGAAGAATATATCGGAATTGAGGTCAAAAACACGTTGGAAAGGTGGACTACACCTGCGGTCTTGAGGAGTCAAACAAAAGACGAAATCGTCGTTGATTTATCCTTAAAAAACAACCCCCAAAAATTGACAATCAAGAGAGATCAACTTTCCAGAATTGATAAGATAATTTGTGGTTTATACTAGAGTACGCATAAAATATGCGTGTTTGACCATTAATACGTTAGCTATATAGTTGTCAATTTTAGTGTAAATTTTTATTTAACAAATTATTTTATTTGACATACCATATGATCTCCGCTATTTAGAGTAAATAACGAAACAAAAGCTGTGATGAAATTAAGCATAACTTATGTTTCTTAGGAAACAACGCATAAAAACGCCGGCCTGTCACGCCGGAGGTCGCGGGTTCGAGTCCCGTCATTCCCGCCACTTAAAAAGTGGCAGAAACGTTGAGTTTCCAAGGAAAATAAGGCCTTATTTCAAACAATTAGTTTAGTGGTTTTTTGGCCATTTTTTGCAAAAGTCCCATTTTTAGAGCAAAAAAGTCCCATTTTTTGAATTTTTTGGAACTTTTTTAACCCCTAAAATGACGATATTTTGGATCACAAAACTCCCACTTTTTTTTCGTTATTATTTAAGGGTGCTTTGAACACCGCATAAATTATGGTCTTTTTGACAAAGACATTTAATTATGTTAGATTTCAAACTCCCATTTTTAAATAACAAATAAAAGAATAGGAGTAAAAAATGATTGCCATAGAAACTCACATAAAAAAAGCAAAGACTGTTTTCAAATTTAATAATAAGAGAATAATTTATAACCAAAAGGGTAGATATGTTCGATATAAAGATTTGGAACTAAAAGATATAAAAAAGGTCGTCCCTTTAGACCAAAGCCCTACGCAATATTGTGAACAAATATTCGTCGATATGTTTAGAGATTATTTTCAATCTGATAGTCAAAATAATGTAGCGGTTAAGAATGATCCTAAATTAAATTTTGATATTGCAATAGAAAGATTTAAACAAGAATACGCAAGGCGAGTTGAAGCAGGAATATTGAAACACGTTACGGTTCGAACAAATCTAGCCAAACTATCTTATGTAGAAGAATTTTTAAAGTCACAGACAATAAAAAATATTACTACCAAGAAAATTGATGATTGGCTAAATGCGTTTGCAGGCAAAAAAGGTATTGATCTAAGAAATCGTGTTAGGATCGTTATGAACGATTTTTTTAGCTTCTGCATAACAACACTTGAAATGCCGATAGAAAAACACCTTATGCTAACAATTAAGAATAAAAAAGTTCCTAACGAACAAAAGAAAGAAATAAAATATTGGGAATCGGGTGCAAAAACTTTTGAGCAACTAGTAGATTGTTCGAATATTGCAGATGCAACAAACGATCCTAAAGTTAAAGTATGGAAAGAATATTATAATTCAAGAACCAAAACACTCTTGTATTTGTTAAAATATACCGGTGCAAGAATATCTGAAATTAGAGATATACGATGGGACGATATTACTTATGCTAGAAAGGGAAAAGTTAAGGCACGGTTATTAATTAGAAATGCAAAGGAGGGTGCAAAAAAGGGAATGATTTTAAACGAGAAATCTGGAACAAGAATAATTGATGTTCACCCTAATCTTCTTGCTGTTTTGTTGGCGCATAAAAAATTAATGGAAAAAGAACGTGCTTTGAAATTAGAAATACACTCAAAGACGGGTAAGTTTTATAAATCTATAAAAACCGATCCAATAAATGATGTTGTCCCAAAACAAGCGAAGGATAGTGATTATAGGAATTGCTACAAGTGGGAATGGGTAATAGCAAGCGAATATGGTGATAAACCCGATGCTTCGACTATAAGAGGTTATTATAATAAGATATTTAAAGCCACTTACGATAAGTATAAAGACGATACAGAACACCCTTGGTTGCATGGTAAGAAACCAGATGGCTTAGGCTTTCACTCGTGGCGGCATAACTATATTACAACCTTAATTGATGGCAATGCTTCGCTAAGGTCTGTACAAAGCCTGGTTGGCCATAAAGTCGGAAGTCCGGTGACGATGGGAATTTATTACCACATGAAAGATTCAAAGGCCGCCGATGAAGAACTAAGTGACCTTCTTTGATAAGAAGAAGTAGAAACAGTAAACCCCACTGTATGGCCTTTAAAATAGCTACAGTGGGGTTTTTTTGTTTAAGTGTTATTTAATCTAATGAGTTTACAAAACTAGTTTCAAGAACATCGTGATTTGCGAAGCTGCAATAGATAGGACAAGCCCAATTTAATTCTATACTAACACAATTTGGAAGTGGCTCACCGCCGACAACAGCATGTAGAGTGTATCTGTCTTTTTCTAATGTTTTTCGTACTTCCGCAAGATACTTAGTGCCATGTGATGTTTCACATATGCACAGACGGAAATCTACTCCTGGGTGAACCCTTTTTCTTTGTATGGAACTATTTGCAGTGTTTTTAAATAGCCAAATTAAATCTCTGCGCCAATTATAGTCTGATGCAGCTTGCACTTTAATTGCTTGCATACCTTTTGGTAAAATTGCATTTTTTACTTTCAAACTTTGAATTTTGTCCATAACTTTTGCATCTATAATTCTGTAATTGTTATATTCTGCATAACCAACGATTGGGATTTCGCATGTAAAATCTGAAATTTCATTAACATCAATTTTTAATTTATCTGCTATTAGCGATCTTGATTTCATCGTTAAAATTCTTTTCCCAGAAATCCAACCAGAAACAACACTTGCATCAACATTAAGAATAGATGCAAGTTCACTTTTTTTTACGTCCTTTTCCAATAAAATTTCATTTAATCGGTGGCTTATATTACTTGATAAAAGTTCAATCATTTTCTTTACTCCAACATTAACATTAATAATTGATTAACAGATTATCCTTATTTATATCGTTGTCAACTTTTATTTGACATAATTTGTCAATTAATACTATTTTTGTACTTTATTATCTAAAAAGTTATAAATAATCCACTATTAATAAATAATGCAAATTATTTTATGTAATTTTTTTATTGACAAGCATTGACTTATCATTAAATTGAACACATAAATTATGTTTAATAAATAAATAACAATAAAATATTAAAATTGACAAAAAAATGAAACTATTAAAATTTTTAGAAGAAAATAAAATCACAATGGCGGAATTTGCTAAGGATCTAGGATCAAGTCGTCAGAGTATTTGGAATTATTGCCAACCCTTTTATAATAGTAATATGCAAATTCCAAGACCTGATAAAATAAAGAAAATTCATGCTTTAACGAATGGCAAAGTGTCGATTGTTGATTTTTATACTCCAGATTTAGAAGTTTCTGTATCAGAGGGGAAAAATGAAAAATCTACCAGGAATTAGATCGTGGTCTAAAATCCACAATTCACAAATGAATCCTAATATTAGTGCTTCGAAGATTAATCTTTTCAATGCAGATCTTCCAATGTTTATTATGAATTATGGCATAGGACAACGGTCAGAATCAGCTCCCGCTGCTGTCCGTGGTATTGTCATCGAAGATGCCGTGGCATCTGTACTACAAGGACGCAGATCTATAGACGAAGCTGTCATCAAATCCTGTGAACGATTTGTACAAGTATTCTATGCACTGCAAAACGACAGCTTTGCTCAATACAAATATTTAAGACCGTGCATCGAATTAGCTTGTGAAGCATTAAAAGATTATGGTGTCCCAATTTTCAATCCAGATGGTACGCAAGAAAAAATCGAGTTTATATTGCAACACGATAATTGGGAAATTCCCGTTGTCGGTTATCTGGATTTCGTATTTCCAAACGGTAAAATTGTCGACCTTAAAACTACTAATAGATTGGTAAGTGTAATGTCTACAGGTCACCAAATACAAAGGGCGATTTATCAGACAGCAAGGCCAGATCATGAAGTTGAATTTTTATATGTCACACCTAAAAAATTTCAATTTTTATCAGATGGTGACGTGCCTAGTTTAATGGAAGAAATAAAAACGACTGTAAAAAGAATGGACACTTTCTGCTCATTACTGACACCACAACAAGCAGCTATGTCAATTCCAATAAACCCGGAGAGTTTTTATTGGCGAGATCAATACACGTTAGAGAGAATTTACAACGAGCAGACCTTGACTAAACCAAAGACTAAACGAAAAACTAAAACTAAAACACTAGAAAAAATGGAGTAATAAAATGGCATTTGAAATAAACTTAGGATCAGACGGTTCATCACAAGGCGAGGGCTTTAAGGGATTTTTCTCTTGGTCGGCTAGAGGAACACAAGATGGAATTATTTCACCGCAAAAATTTTATCTAAACAGCGATGGCGAAAAGACCGTTTGCGAAGAAATTACTAAAAATGGAGTATTGTTTGACATCTACAATTTAAGAACCGGCTGGCAACGATTTTCTATCAGCAGTGGTGTTGAATGGGTATGGAATGATGATTTGATCCATTATAAACCAAAACCAGAAGGCGACGATTGGAAGCAGGGCTTCGAGGTTCGATTGTGTATTGGGAAAGACCAAACTGCCCTATGGGGACAATCTGGCACAGCAAGTATGAGAGCATTATCGCATTTAAGTAAACAGTTTAGTAAAGCAGACGGTAAATTGCTACCCTTGGTAAAACACACCGGCACAGAACCCCTAAAATTTAAATCTGGTACGTCTACAGCAATCCCAACTTTAGAAGTCGTTAAATGGGTTGCTAGACCTTCTATACTCGAAGTAATCCCAAGGGTGTCGTCCGGAGCAGTGTCCGAAGCATCTCAAGGCGAAGATGTTTCACTAGAAGATTTAGAGTTTTAAAGAGTTTTATTGGTAGGGATCTATTTGATTATTGCATCGTCCTCTCTGTCGTAATCAAAATAGGCTCTACCAATAGAAATGGTGGCAATGTTTAATCCCTACATTGCCACCTAATTAAAGAGAATACATATATGCTTTATGATGCGAAACAAATGGAGAAGCACTTAACAAAAATCACTTCACGGTGGGACGAGTTAAACGACACGGCTTTATTTGAAATTCGTTGCCTAAAAGAAAATAACCAACCACAAACAAAAAAATTCACACCCAATGAGATCGGCAAAGCAGTTGAGTTTGCCACATTATATAATAAAAAAGAATATAACTGCTATACGACAATCAACCCTATACAAAAATATGCAAACGGAGTGTCGGCAAAAGATAAAGACATTATCGCTGCATTCTATTGCTTCGCAGACGGCGACACAGAAGAAGCCGGCAAGTCTATAAAGAGTTTTAAAGAGTGCCAATATAACTTTGCCGTAACAACCGGTAAAAGTCCGTATTTTAGGCCACACATCTATTATGAATTAGATGAACCATGTTTTGACCTAGACAAGTGGACAACACTTCAAAGAGGGATAGCCAAAACTCTTGATACAGATATTGTCGTTTGCAACCCATCACGCATTATGCGGCTAGGCGGTAGTGTTAATTACCCCACCGAGAAGAAAAAGCAGATAGGCAGGGGTGCAGAATTATCAACAATCAAAACTTCTTATAAAGACGAAAGACCAAAATTAAAGATTACTACGTTAGAAAATATTTTTAACAAAGAGGTGCAAGCATTTGATTTTAAATTAGATATACCAGAGTATCATTCTAATAGTTTAGACGAACAAAACACGTTAAGTAACATTATGAGTAACGTTAATTGGCACGATAATATGATAAAGATCGTGGCAAGTTATGTTGCAAAAGGCAGAAGCGACCAAGAGATATTTCTATTGTTGCGAGGAATTACACAACCAGGATATAGCCAAAACGAAACCGACAAAGAAGTGCAAAAAGCAATTGACGGTGCAAGGCAAAAAGGTTTCACGGCAATAGATAAACCACAATTGCCGGTTAAGAAGCCGTCAACAAAAGCAACATTTTTTAGCGAATGGGATAATTTTAATCCATTGCATCTCCCAAAAAGACAGTTCCTATATAGTAACCATTATATAAAGAAATATTGTAGTTTAACAGTGTCACCAGGCGGTCTTGGAAAATCAACATTAGTGCTTACCGAAGCAATTGCCATATGCACGGGCAGAAACTTATTAGGCGATAAACCACACGAGAGTGTAAACGTGTTCTATTTCAATTCAGAAGATGATTTAGACGAAATACAAAGACGGACTTTCGCAACGTGTCAACATTACGGCATCGATAAAGCAGAATTAGACGGCAAGTTATATATAGAGTCTGGTCGCAGCAGAGAATTATTGCTCGCTGTCGGTAACGACGGCATCATCAATGAGCCGGATTTCGAGTACCTAGAACAACGGTGTAAAGAAAATCATATTGGATTGCTGATACTTGATCCGTTGCAGAACATGCATACAGCAATGGAAACGAATGAAGTGTTCAGAAACCTCGGCAAACGGTTAAGCCAATTGGCAGACGATTGCAATATGTCGGTTGAAATTATACATCACACCCGCAAAATCTCGGCAAATTCAGAAGCCACGGTTGAAAATAGTCGTGGTGGTATATCGCTTGTTGCCGCTGTGAGAAGTGCAAGGCTACTAAATACTATGAGCAGGACGGAATCCGAGAACATCGGCTTAGAAACTAATATAGACCATTTCAAGATTGAGCCGGCGGGCAAGAACAACCTAACCAGGAGTTTAGAAAAGGCATTATGGTATCAAAGATCGGCAGTACAGCTTGAGAACGGCGATTGGGTAGCCATTGTTAAAAAATACAATATACCAAGTGCTTTTGATAATATATCGAACAGCAGAATACGGGATCTGTATTATTCGATTAAAGATACAAAGATTAATCTTATGCGATCACCCTTGGCAACTAGAACCGAACATAAGATGTCAATCCACGAGTTTATCGGCGATTTTTTACAGATGGATTTGGAAGCTGCACAAACGAAATCTATTACCAAGCGGATAGTGAAAACTTGGCTAGACTCGAAAACACTGAAAGAAAAAACAGTCGATATAAATACAATCGATCCTAATAATTACAAGAAAATATCAACCAAAATCATAGTTGCTGGGGACGTTATTCCGGCAGTTGAAATATGATTATAAAGAAAGGCAATGTTATGAATAAATTTATCTATCCAAACGTCTTACCTGTTGGAAGTGCGGTGCTGGGTGGTATGCCAAAATTAGGTAAATCTTTTCTAGCACTTAGTATAGCTAAAGAGGTTGTAGAGAGCGGTAAGAATGTCAGTATATTCTCGTTCGAAGATAATCAAATAAGGGCTAATTATAGATTAAAATTACTTGGTTACACCGCACATAATTATGACCGATTAAAATTTATGACTAGAGCCGATATCCCAGATTTAAAAGGGTATGATTTTATAGACATGTTTGAGCAATATATGAATGAGATGAACCACGATCTCTATGTGATTGATCCTATGATTTTTATACAATTAGAAAATGTGCCGCCCAATAATTATAAGAAATTATATCCGTTTTATCGTCGTTTTTCTGAATTAGCCCACGATCATGATTGCTCTATATTACTTATTACAGACGTTACTAAGGGCAAGAACCGTAAAATAATCGGTGGCAAGGCTTTAACAGATGCAACCGATACGATTATCTATGCAAAAAAACATGGGAATAGAGGTATTGCGCTTGAAGTTACGGGCAAGGATATCCGATATAACGAACCTATTTATTATGACCGTCAATTAAATACCGGTTTCATTTTTGATAACTTTTCAGAGTATGGGGGAGGTTTAAATGCGTAAAATACCTCCCCCAGAAAAGTGGAAAAAAGGGCAGAAAATGGAAGTTTCTCAAATAGGGGGAAATAGGGGGGAAAAATGGCAGTATTCTGGGGGTTCGCAAGATATAAATGGTGTTTCTTCTGGTGCTCTATATCTATATAGAGCAGCAGAACAAGCAGAAGGTTATATCAATGTCGTGTAGAAGATAGGAGGGTAGAATGAAAAGTAGGGTAGAAAATATTGTTCGAGAATATAATGATTTGGAATCGTATTATAATGATATATGGGGGGTAGGAAAATTACCCTATCTTGTTTTAGTACCAACTCGACAAAGATACGAAAGTTGTAAGAAGAAATTAGAGTTGGCAATATTAAAGAATGATATCGAAGATATAAAGGTTCGTGTCCAAGTTGCATGCCGTGGATTAGATACGATGCACAAGCAGGCAATAGCCAATGGCCACGGGAATGATTTGCCGGAACTGTGGCAATATCGGTTGGACGAGAATACGGTTATCGGTGTTGTTAAAGATCCAGGTCACAAAAATAAAGCAAAAGAGATATTCAGTCGGATAACCCATATATTCACAATGCAAGAAGTCGCACTTATATTAAACGCACATCAGAGTTACCTAAGTTTGAAAAATACCATGAAAAAAGCAAATTTAGAAAATGCAGAAATTACCAATATAACAGATAAAAAGAAGGAGTATTTATTCGATGATCCAATCCCATTTTAAGGCAAAAGAGTTTTTAATTAAATCTGAAAATATCCTAGAGCAAAGAGGCAAGCAATATGGCGATGCCAATATATTGCACAAAGCAATCGCTAATCGTTTTTCTTTGGTTATGGGTATAAAGGTAACTCCCTATATGGTGGCTCGGTTAATGGTAGAGTTAAAACTTGCCAGATTAGACGTAGGTCGTTTTTCTGATGACTCTATATACGATATAATTAATTACACGGCTCTTGCAGGACAAATGAAAAATAATGAGGAAAATGTGCCTATAGTGAAACCGCTAAATAAGGAAAATGATCCTATGTACAATTCTAATCAAGGGTAATTAACCATATATGAAAAAGCATATAGAGAAATCAGATTTTGGCACAAGCCACCGATTAAAAGATCATATATATAAAGATCAGCATATAGGCATTACGTCGGGTTCTAAAAAAAGACGCAGGATATTATCTCAATCTATAATAGATCGATATTATTATCGTAAGTTGATTTCTCAAAGACAATACGACGTGGCAATCTATATATACAATCTTTACCACAAAAGCCAAAAAAGAGTAACGGGAAGTATAGAGCCAAGGGTTGACGGTTCGAGTGTAAATTCAGGGGAAAACCAATATATAGCATTTTCGGACTATATAAAGATTATGAAACATTTTGACCGAGAAACCTTTAATATAATACAATGGATCGTTATCGAGGGTTTAACGGCTTCAGAAGTTGATAATTCTATATATAATAAAAAACGTAAAACCATGTTAAGATTAAAATCGGCACTTGATAACCTAGCCGATCATTTAAGAATTAAATAAATGAATAGAGGTAGGCCAAAAAAAACTAAATCAGTCTTTAAATTAAGCCTTGTAGAGCGCAAGTTAATATTTGACATAGTAAACGTCCTAAAAACTCATAACGGCGCTGTACGGCTTAATATGAGCGATTATATAGAGGGTTTAGATCATGATATAGTCGTTAATAACCAAAATACAATGACTAAATGGAATCTATACCAATTGGCCTATGTTATTTTATTTTATTGTCTGAATAAAAAAATCCAGGGTTTTATTGATATTGAAACCCTGGATTTAGTATATAGAAATTATAAACGGTAATTGTTCTATTTTTTTAATCCGTAAAATTTATATGCTTTTTCTATTTTTTTTAATGAACTATTATAGGTTTTAAAAAATTTTTCCGCTTCTTTTTTTGCTTTTTCTACTTCAATTGAATTTAAATTTTTAGCAAATATCAAAGCATCATCTACCAAATTTTTTGATTCTTTTTCACTAGGCGCTATTAATGAAAGTTTTAAGGCCAATAATAATGCTTCATAATCGTTTTTTGGTTTTATTAGTGTATTTTCCATTTTATAAACTCCCTATATCTAATTTTTTATATGTTATTCTATTAATTCTACAATACAATTTAAATTTTAACTTCTTATAAATATTAATCATGATCTATACCACTCATCAAACAAAGCCCGGGCTTCATCAATAATATTATATTGATTGCTTGGCTTTATATATAAGCATTTATCGTGGTAATCGTCTATATAACTAATTATGTTCGATTGTACTGGTTCATAATAAAACGTGATGTTTTGATTTTGTTTATTGATTTTTTCAAATAATTTCATTTTTTAGACTCCAACTCTAAATAATTCATTTTGTTGATATAAGGTAACCAAAAAAGAATAAATTGGCTTGCTTCTCTTTGGGTATCAAATTCTTGTATACATTCACCGTCAGAAACGTGATAAATATAACAATCATATTCATTTTTTATTTTGTAAATTTCCCATTCTTTATAATTCATTTTTTAAAGCTCCAACTTTTTTTAAATGTTAATCTATAGACTTATAATTGCGCCTAGCATCGCAAAGATCCAGGCAGCAATTATAAATCCGGTTATTGTTAATATTGTTAATTTCATTTTTAAATATTCCCAAAAACAATAACACCGCTTTTAGTGTCATAATCATTGTAACTGTGACGTAATTCATATATATATTGATCCATATCAATATAATTTAATATTGAAGTATCAGAAATATTTGAATAACGTTCATCAAAATCTTGTTCTGCGAAGTCTTTGAACGTGTCATAAGTTCCGCAATAGGCTTCGTCTATTCTATCCATGCCGTCCATTGCAAAACATTCAATAAACGCGTTTACAACGTCGTAGCCGTGGTTATTAATCGCGTCTATTACTTCAATTATTTGTTCTAAATTTGGATATTCGCCCAAGTTTGGAAAATAATTATAATCATGAATTGCTAATTCATCAGAGTCTGGCATTGGCGAAGTTTTGCGCACTTCGTCGTATTGCTGTTCTAATATTTCTAGATCGTTACTAGGTGTGATCCATTTGCCGTGTAATATTCCATTATTATAGGCCGATAAACAAGCCACATATATTTGGCTTGGTTCTATTTCTATTTTTAATGCTGTATTATTCATTTTTTTAAACTCCAACTTTGTTAATGTTAATTAATTGTTTAAATCATTTTCTATGTTTAAAGTGTCGCTATACCATTCGCTTAAAACTTCGAACATGTGGCCGTCGTCGTATTCACTAAACTTTCCAACGTCGTCCTCACTTAACTCTCTAGCCAGGAATAATTCTTTTTTACATGTTTGAGATATATCGGCCCAATTAATAGCCAACAATTCATTATAATCATTCTTGTTGATTGCTTCGGTTAATTGGTTAAGGTTTTTATACATTTTTTAGACTCCAACTTTGTTAATATTTATATTGTCAATTTATAATTTACAGTGTTATCAATTAATGTCAACCATAAATTATGTTTAATTAAATTTTATTGCAATTTAATCTATTAACAATTATTATAATACAAATGGTTAAAGATTTAAAAATTTTAAAACGTAAGCGCGGGCGTCCTCCTGGTTCTACAACTAGCAGCAAAAGAAAGCTCCCGCCTGCGATCATGGAAACTTTAAGAAATGAAATCACGTCCATGTTGTCACTGCTCAACGATAAAGGGTTGCCGCTGCATGTCTTGTTATGTAATGAAATAGAAGCGACTGGCAGGCCGTCAGTAGTCTTAAACGCATTATCTAAATATATGCCTACCGACATCAATTTGAACGTTCAGAACGATTTTACAACGGCATTAAAAGAGGTTTCTGAACGGCTGCAATCTGATGTAATAGATTTGGATATTGACAACGATTGAAAAACGCAGGTGTATAACACTTGAGTTGTTCGGGATATAAACCGCAGAAAACAGCCATTTATTACATAATAAATTTATATGTTTACTGAATTTCTCCCATTTTTTCACAATTTTGACGATTTTTTCTCAAATTAGGCCCCTAGGTCATTTTTGGCGGTGGCTGTATTAATATTATACCCCCCTCATAAAAAAAATTTTGCATAAAGTAGCAACGCATAAAATATAGTTTGACTACATAAACAGCATAAGGCATACTTAATGTTAATGGATATTCCTATGTAAAGAATATTCATAATGATAAATCTTTTCGGCAGATTATGTTGATAGCCGAGATATTTAGTTTGTTTGTTCATATATTTTTCTATATATATCTAGTTGTCGGTTGTCTTTACTCCAACTTTTGATGACCGACAGCTTATATCCACAGCCGTGGATTAAGGTTTTAATGCAAAAAGATACTGTTAAGAGTGCTGCCGATACACTTCTGGCATTGCACAACGATCCTATTATGTTCGTTCGTACATGCTTGCAAGTTGAGCCACAAAAATGGCAGAAGCAAGCACTAAAAAATATTGTAAAAAATAATCGGTTGTCAATAAGGTCTGGTCATGCTGTCGGTAAGACAACATTTCTTAGCTGGACAATCCTTTGGTGGCTTTGCACTCATTACCCGTGTAAAATTGCAGCCACAGCTAACTCTGCTTCACAGCTAGAACAAATCTTATGGCCAGAAATACAAAAATGGTATCAGCGAATGCCACAAGGTTTTCAGAATGAATTAGAATTTCGTTCCGATAAGATTACATTAAAGAATGCACCAGATAGTTTCTGTGTATCGAGAACAAGCAGACGTGAAAACCCAGAAGCCTTGCAAGGTTTCCATAGCCCGAACATGCTGTTTATTATTGATGAAGCATCTGGTATTCCAGATATTATCTTCGAAGTTGCACAAGGTGCAATGTCAACAAAGAATGCGAAAACAATTATGGTTGGCAACCCCAACCGTTCCACCGGCTATTTTTATGATAGCTTCAAAAAAAATTCAGAATCTTGGAAGAACATGACGGTGTCGTGTTTAGACGCAACCACGACTGTTGATCCGCAATATATCAAAGATATGAAAAGACAATATGGCGAGGATTCTAATGTCTATCGTATTCGTGTTTTAGGGCTTCCACCAGAAACCGATGACGATTCAATCATCAGTAGGGGGTTAGTCGAAAGTGCAATGGTTCGTGAAGTTGATCCTATTAATGTGCAGCCTATTTGGGGTATTGATATTGCTCGGCATGGTAATGACCGTTGCGCTTTATGCAAACGTAAGGGCAATATTATTACCGAACCAATAAAGCATTGGGGTGATAAAGATTTAATGCAAACTGTTGGTGTTATCATGGCTGAATATGAAAGCACTCCGTTCCCAGAACGTCCAAGTGAAATGCTCATTGATAGCATTGGTTTGGGTGCAGGTGTCGTTGACAGGCTTGTCGAATTGGATATGCCGGCTCGTGGTATTAACGTGGCTGAATCATCGTCAATGGGTGAGAGATATGTTCGCCTTCGTGACGAACTATGGTTTCGGTGTCGTGAATGGCTAGAAGCCAAAGATTGCACCTTACCAGACCAAGAAGAACTGATTAATGAATTGACCTCTGTACGGTACGAAATACTGTCTAGTGGTAAGTTCAAAGTCGAAAGCAAAGACCAATTAAAGAAACGTGGTTTCCGCAGCCCAGATATTGCCGATTCACTAATGCTGACATTTGCGTCTAATGCGGTTAGAGCAAGCGGCAGTAACAAGGGATATAAGTTTAATCAGAAGATAGATTATGGAAACTCAAAGTGGATAATATAGATGACTGACGATAACATAATTGAATTTCCATTTAGTGGTCGTGATGAATCGGAATCTTTCTTTGAAGATTACAGCGAGATAAAACAAATTTATGCCGACATAACATTATCGTTAATGAAAATGAATGTGTGTGACGGAGATACTGCTGCAACTGCATTAGCAATTGTAGCCCTTTCGATCTTAAAAGGTCAAAACATGTCGGGTGATGAAATCGAGAATTTCGGTGACGTGATCTTTGGCAATAAGAATTATTAAATAAAAACCACCTACCAAATAAAGAACACAGCAGATTCAGAATGAAAGAGCTTTTATCGTAGGTGGCGACACAGGGAAAAATTATGAAAAAAACAAAAAAGAAATCAAAGAAAAAAGGTTACTAAATATGGCTAAAATGAGTGACCAATCGTTTCAGACTTTAATACAAGACGAAGTAACAGATGCCGTCAATTACTACGATACAGAGTTCTCTGGTGATCGTTCGGAAACATTAGACTATTATCTTGGCGAAAAGTTTGGCAACGAAATAGAAAACCGCTCACAAGTTGTCGCAACCGAAGTGTCTGACACAATCGAGTTTATGATGCCGACATTGATAAAGATGTTTCAGTCGTCAAATGATTTTGTCCGTTTCTCTGGTCGTATGCAAGAAGATGTCGATGCTGCACAACAAGCAACTGACCTTGTTAATTATGTAATTAATTCTGACAACAACGGATTTGTGAACACATACAATTGGTTTAAAGATGCTCTATTATTCAAAATCGGTGTTCTGAAATCTTATTGGGAAGAAGATGTTAGTGTTAAAACCGAACAATACGATGGCTTAACCGAAGATGAATTGGTTATGCTACTAGACGATACAGACGTTGAATTAGTGTCACAAGATTACACAGAAGATTTTGAGTTTGATCCAACAATAGGAATAGAAGTTCCTGTAAACAGACTATATTCCGTTGAGATAAAAAGAACAAAAACTACTGGTCGTGTAAAGATCGTTGGTGTTCCACCAGAAGAATTTTTGTTTTCCCGTAGAGCCACATCAATAGATAACTGTGATTTTGTTGGTCAAAGAAGTTTAGTTAAAGTTGGCGATCTCGTTGCCCAAGGTTATGACCTTGAACTAATTAAAAAGCATTCCGGCTATGATGAACTTGATAACGAGCAAGAGAAAAGACAGCGATTTCAAGACGTAGAAACGGGCAAGAAGCATCAATCCAATGATCCAACATTGCATGATTGTTTGGTCACCGAGATGTATCTTCGAGCCGATTATGACGGTGACGGTATACCAGAATTAAGACGTGTTTTGTGTATTGGTAATTCGCATTATATTCTAGAGAACGATCCGTTTGACCATATTCCTTTTTCTGTATTATCGCCAATATTAATGCCACACAGAATGGTTGGTCGTTCGGTTGCTGAAATGGTTAAAGACCTACAGCTAATCAAATCAACGATCCTGCGTCAATTACTTGATAACTTATATTTGACCAATAATTCCAGAGTAGGGGTTGTGGAAGGTCAAGTGAATCTTGATGATTTACTCTCAAGTCGTCCGGGCAATATCGTTCGTATGAGAGCACCCGGCATGGTGCAGCCGTTGTCTGTTCCACAGATTGGCAGCAGTGGTTTTTCAATGCTTGAATATATTGACCAAGTGCGAGATCAAAGAACAGGTTTTTCAAAAGCAAGTCTTGGGCTTGATCCAAAAGCATTGCAATCGACCACAGCAAATGCCGTCAACAGCACAATACAAGGAGCACAATTAAAAGTTGAAATGATTGCCAGAGTATTTGCTGAAACAGGTTGCCGAGATTTAGCAAAAACAATATTACATTTATGCCAAAAACATATGGACGAAGAACGTATAATTCGCATAAGAAACGAATATATCCCAATTGATCCAAGTGAGTGGGAAAACGAATTTGATATGTCCGTTGATGTCGGGCTTGGTAATGGTCGTGAAGATGAGAAAATGGCTATGCTGCTACAGATTGCCGGGAAGCAAGAACAGCTTATCCAAACACTAGGCATGGATAATCCTATCGTAAAACCTAGCCAATATGTCAACACACTTCAAAAGATTATTGAAATGGGTGGCTTTAAAGACAGCAACCAATTCTTTAATTCGCCAGAACAAATGGATCAGTTATTGGCACAGCAAGAACAAAATAAAAATTCTATAGATCCTGCTACACAAGAGTTGCAATTAGAAAAACAAAAAATGGAAGCAGAGATTGAATTGAAACGTGAAAAAATGATGCTTGATATCGAACTTGAACGAGAAAAAGCACAACAGATGCTTGCTTTGCGTAGAGAAGAATTACAAGCCGAATTAGATTTAAGACGACAGAAAATTGCCCTTGGTGGTGACGTAAGTATGAACCTACCGAGTGGACAGTAATGTCGTTAAGTGGTGAAAGAGATCGTGGTGCAAAAGCCGACGCACTATTAAGAGATCCGCTATTATTAGAAGTTTTACAATCATTGAGAGATTCTTATATCAGCGAATGGTCACAAAGTGACATTGCCGATAAGGATAAAAGAGAACAGGTTTTCTTTTTGTTACATGCTTTGACTGCATTTGAAGATCAATTGAAGTCGATTTCTCAATCGGGAAAATTAGCATCGTTACAAATAGAAAACTCTGTTCGTTAATGTAAACAACTAACGGAGTTTTAAAATGATGAATCCAGATACAACAGAATCGTTAACCAGTGATTCTGCTGTAAATTTGCTTTTGAATAATGCTGACCTTCAAACCAAAGGTTTAGATAATGCTCAAGAGCCACAAGACACGGAAGTGTCCGCCGAAGAAACAGAAACAATTGAGAGTAATTCGGAAAGTGACAACCAAATCACAGAAGAAGAAAATCAAGAAATTGAAGAAGTAGAAAGCGAACAGAATGATGAAGAATCCTTTGAGGAAGAAATCCCTGTTTATCTAGCTAAGGTTGATGGTGAAGAAGTCGAGGTAACAGCCGATGAATTAATCAAATCCTATCAACTTGAAACTGTTGCTCAAAAGCGATTAGAAGAAGCAAAGAAAACTTTAAGTAAATCTAAAGAAGATGCCGCTTCAATCGAACAAGAGCGGCAACATTATGCTCAAAATTTAGCATTATTAGAACAGCAATTAGCACAGTCTGCACAAGGGAATGCTACCCCAGAACAATGGCAAGAACTGTATAATTCTGATCCTATTGCTTATATGAAGGCGAAAGAGGACGTTCGTGATAATCAACAAAGATTAGCAGCTGTCCAACAGGAACAGCAGGTGTTAGCCCAAAGGTATGTCGAAAATGAACAGGTAAAGCTGTTAGATCGCATTCCAGAATGGAAGAACCCAGACGTTGCTGCAAAAGAGAAATCTAGCATTGTAACCTATGCAAAGAATTTTGGTTTTTCGGATAGTGAGTTAGCCAATGCTAACGATAGTCGTGTTGTCGATTTATTACGAAAAGCATATTTATACGATCAGCTACAAGGAAAGAAACCTGTTATGCAGAAAAAAGTAAATAATGCACCTAAAATGTTGAAATCCTCTCAACCTAAAAGAAAAGCTAATGTTGCACAACAAACCAAAGCTACGGCTTTTGAACGAGTATTAAAGACAGGATCAAAAGATGATGCTGTTGAATACTTATTATCTAAATCAAAATAAAGGACTAAAGAATGGCTATTTATACTTCAGCAACTTCTATTGGTGAAAAAGAGGATCTATCGGATATCATTTATAGAATTGATCCGACAGATACACCTCTTGTATCGTCAATGAAAAAAGAAACAACGAAAGGTGTTTACCACGAGTGGCAGGTTCAAGAACTTGCGGCTGCTGTCGATACCAACTACGCATCAGAAGGTGCAGATTTTTCTTATGCAAACCCTGCTCCAACAACACGTGTTGGTAACTACCACCAAATTGCTGTGCAAGCTGCATCAGTGTCAAACACACTAGATTCAGTCGATACAGCAGGTAGAGCAAAAGAAACTGCATATGTTAAAGTCTTAAAGGGATTAGAGCAAAAACGTGATATTGCAAAATCTCTTTATAAGAATGAAGCTGCATCTGCATCAGAACCTAGGAAAGCCGGCAAACTTGTTACATGGATTTCTAACGCATCTGTGCCGGGTGATATGGCAGTCGCATCGGGCGGTAATGGTACGGCTGTTGCTGACCTCACCGGTACTGCTGCAGCACTAACATTAGCTAAAATCGATGCCGCATTATTGGCTGCATATACAGACGGTGGTAATCCATCAATGCTGATTATGTCACCGGCTAATAAACAGAACTTCAGTGGTCTATCCTCTGGTTCAGTATCAGAAAACCAAATTCAATCGACTGCTCCTAAAGAAGCAGCAATCGTTGGTTCAGTGTCCATGTATCTATCAGACTTTGGAACACTAGATGTAACGATTGACCGTCAATGTCCAAACAGTGAATTATATGCAATTGATCCAGATTATGTTTGTCTTGGAACTCTTGCAGGACGTGACTTCAAAGTAACAGACGTTTCACCAGGCGGTGATGCTACACGTTTCGGTATTGTAACTGAATATACCTTAATTGTGAAAGCACCAAAAGCACATGGTGCTGTTCTTGGGCTTAACGGTTCTTAAAACAACAACTAGCAATAGGGGTAGGAAACTACCCCTATTTTTATACGGGTGTATTATGAGTAAGAAACAAGTCTTATCTGTTGATGCAGTTCAGAATAAAAAAACCACAATGGAATACGATCAAAGTGCGGATAATTACAAGATCGTCACACAGCAAAATATTGATCCTGTAAAGAAAATGGCAAACGAAGAAATGGCAAGTCATACAGTTGGTTCAATGATTGGTAACACACAAAAACACCATCAAAAAATTGCAGAGATTCCTACGGTTATTTATTATGAACTGTTGCAGAAATACGGCAGACCAAACCAAAACCCTAAAGCATGGCTTAAATGGCTACAAAACTCTGATAACCAAGCATTTAGAACAACGAACGGACGATTAATCTAATGGCATTTACATCGTACAGTGATTTAAAAACTTCGATTGCTAATTTTTTGGCAAGAGATGATTTAACATCACAGATTCCAGATTTTATTAAACTCTGCGAAGCCCGTATGTCACGAGAACTTGACACTCGTTCAATGGAACGTAGAGCAAAAGCCACAACAACAGAAAGCGATGAATATATTTCATTACCAACGGATCTGCGAGAAATTCGTCTTGTTAAGGTTAACAGTGATCCTGTGATCGTTTTAGAGTATTTTACACCACAAAGTTTATACGAAACATATTCCTCAAGTGGTGGTGGAAAGCCAAAAGCCTATACAATTATTGGTGCTGAAATAGCACTACGACCTGTTCCAGATACAGGCTATGAATTAGAAATTATTTATGGTGAATCAATCGCATCTCTTGCAGATGCAAACCCGACAAACACCATTTTAACACGACACCCCGATGCCTATTTATATGGCTCTCTTGCTAATGCCTATACCTATTTAATGGACGAGCAAAGAGCAACGCAATACGATGCTTTATTCTCTCGTATCATGGAAGAAATTATTCGTGATACAGAGAAAGCAAGATATGGCGGTGGTGGTCTATCAATGAAAACACAATACGGAATTTAGGAGCAACTTATGTCAGCAATGTCAGACTATCTTGAAAATGAAATACTTGACCATATATTAAGAAATTCGGCTTACACACCGGCATCAACGGTTTATATCGGACTGTCTACAGGTAGTTTTGCCGATGGTAATAGTGGAACAGAATTATCTGGAAACGGATACACACGAAAATCTATCGCTTTTGATGCTGCTTCGGGTGGTACGACAGATAATACTAGTGCAATTGATTTCCCAACTGCTACAGGTTCTTGGGGTACAGTGAGCCATTGGGGTTTATTCGATGCTGCATCTTCTGGAAACTTATTAATACACGGTGCTTTCTCTGCAAGTAAAGCTGTTGCATCTGGCGATATTTTAAGAATAGCTGCCGGTGAGTTGGATATTACAGCAGCATAATGGCAACTGTTGATGAATTGGATGCTTGGGGACACGCAGACGCACTAGACAGTTTAGGATCGCTTGATTCACTTGATAACCTAGTTTTGCATAGTGCGTCTGGTAGCGGTGCATTTGCTTTGACGGCTTCTGCAAATTCGATAAAATATGTTGGTGTTTCTGGAAGCACAACAATTGTAATTACCGGAGTTTCAACTGCAAATTTCTTAGTTAATATTTCTGGTGCAGGTTCGATTGCATTGACACAATCTTCTGCGATAGCATTGACACATGCCATCAATGGTAGTGCTTCATTTTCATTAAGTGCAAATGATGTCGCTTTAAACAAGATACAATCGGTATCGGGTGAATCTGAAATATCGGTAAACGGCTCTGCTAACACAATCGTTATACTCACCTTTACGGGAACAGGACTGTTGGCAATAACCGCATCATCAGATGTAGAAATACTTGGCGATCAATGGACAGACCAGACAATTGGTACAGAAACATGGTCTACAATTACAGAATCAACCGTAGAATGGGGATATCAATAAAATGATAGAATTTGGTGAGTGGTTGCCAGACCAATCTGATCTTGGAAATTCTGGTGTGTTAGAAGCCAAAAACGTATTACCGGCTGTTCGTGGGTACAAACCAATGAACGGTTTATCAGAAATTTCTAATGCTGCGACTGCTTATTTAAACAACATGTTTGCTACACGAGATGCAACTTCTACTGTTAAATTATTTGCAGGCGACGCAACAAAACTTTATTTATACGGTGCGGCTGATTCTGATTTAGATGTCGTATCAAAATCTGGCAATTACACAATGGACATTAGTGATAAGTGGCGGTTCTCACAATTCGGTGATTACGTCTTAGCTTCGAGTGGTCATAATAATATATTGCAAAAATTCCAGATTGGAACGAGTTCTTTGTTTGCTGATGTTACAGGTTCTCCGGCAGCGAAATATATGGCTGTAGTCAAAGATTTTGTTATCTGTGCGAATGTTAAGTATTCGTCAACTGTGCATCAAAGCAGATTATATTGGAGTTCGATTAACAATTCGCAAGCATGGACTATTGGCACAAATCAATCCGATATACAGGATATTCCAGATGCAGGTGCAATCACTGGTTTAGTCGGTGGTGAGAACGGTGTCGTAATGATGGAACGTGGTATTGCTAGATTAGAGTATGTTGGCTCACCATTAGTCTTTACTGTACAAAGAATAGAAACAACACACGGGTGTGAAATACCAAATTCAATCGTGTCGCTTGGAACTTATGCAATATTCTATATATCAAGCGATGGGTTTTTTATGTTTAACGGAAACCAATCAGTTCCGATTGGATCAGAAAAGGTTGATAATTTTTTCTTTGATAACGTCAACCCTGCATTTAAAGAGAGAATTAGTGCAGCAATTGATCCACAAAATCAAGTGGTCATGTGGTCGTTTGTGTCTAACGATTCAAGTGGCGAGCCAGATAAAATCTTATGTTACAACTATGTGTTAAGCAAATGGTCACTCATTGAAATTGCACATGAATCTTTGGGTGTTATTTTATTGCCAGGTTATAGTTTAGAACAACTCGATAACATATCGACAAATTTAGACACTTTAACGACAAGTTTTGAGCTGCAAGTAAAGATAAAAAAATACATAGTTTCACAGGTGCAATATTAGACGCAACAATTGTGTCAAAAGAGTTTGAAATGTCGCCTTCAAAATCGTCTGTTATTAATTCTGTGACACCGTATGTCACAGCAAAAAATCCAACAATACAACCGACACTTTCCGTATCTGTTGGCAGTCGTAACAAGCAAATTGATGATTCAATTTTTACAAGTGCAACAGCACTAAACTCTGATAATTTCTGTAATGTCCGATCACATGGGCGATACCATAAAGTAAAAATAGATATATCTGGTGATTACAGATACGCACTTGGAGTTGACGTAGACGCAAAACAATTGGGTAGAAGATAATGGTTGATTTTAATGTGTCAAAATTGCCGCCTGTAGGTGCAAGTGGTCGTGCAGTAGCATCGGCAGTCAACTTGTTGATTGACGGTAAGAATAATGCAAAAGGTGTTTTTACACTAACAGCAAGTGCAGCATCAACTGTGGTGTCTGATTTTCGTGCAGGACAAGATTCGGTTATCAATTATGCACCCGTAAGTGCCAACGCATCAGCAGAAATTGGTGCAGGCACAATTTATATTTCGGCTAGAGCAAAGCAAAGTTTTACAATAACCCATGCTAATAACAGCCAATCAGACAGGACTTTTGTTTATACTGTTACAGGATAATCTTTGATGACGATAAAGCACATTAATGATTTGTATAAATTGCCTAACAATAATGTACAAATAACTTTTAGTGGCGGTAGAACTTCAGCTTATATGCTTTATAAAATACTTGAAAACAACAATGGATTACCTAAAAATGCAGTTGTTACATTTGCAAATACAGGTAGAGAAATGCCTCAAACATTAGATTTTGTACATAATTGTTCAGAAAAATGGAATGTTTCTATTACATGGCTAGAATATGATAGACCATTAAATAAAAAAGTTACTTATAAAATTGTAAACAGAAAATCTGCTAGTGAAAACGGAGAACCTTTTGAATTGCTTATTAAATCAAGAGGGAATTATCTTCCAAATGTTGTTAGAAGATTTTGTACAAGTGAATTAAAAGTTTTAACACTTAAAAGATTTTTGGTTAAAGAACTTAAATGGAAAAAATGGGTACAAGCTTTAGGAATAAGAGCAGACGAAAGACATAGAATAAAAACTAAAGAATTAGATAATAGATGGTCTAGTTGGTACCCTTTAAGTGACAATAATATTACTAAAAACGATATATCAGAATTCTGGAAAAAACAAAACTTTGATTTAAAATTACCAAACATAAATGGATTTTGCCCACAAGGAAATTGTGATTTTTGTTTTTTAAAAAGTGAACATACTTTGGCTTTTATGACTAGAGAGTACCCAGAAAAATTAAAATGGTGGATAGGAATGGAAGATTTATCGCCAAGAAATTTTGGTAGGAAAACTGATTTTAAAACATTTGCCAAAGACATTGAATTACAAAAAGATTGGGTTTTTAA